CCATTAGTGAAGAGTCCTTGTGCTGGGCTGATCGTCCTCCAAATAAACATAATCAGTTAACTCCCCAACAACTTCAATTCCTTTTAATTCAGCAATGGCTTCAGCCTGCTCAAAGTCCCGTGCAATGATGTTTGGACCAGCGTAGGTCTTACCATCATGCTCAAACTGTGTGGCAAATATTCTCATGATGCAACATCCTTGGTTGCAGTCTTGGCTTCCTCGAAGTTATCCCCAAGCTTTCTCCAAAGCTTTTCCTCATACTCACGATAAACCCATCCAGTAACCTTGCCAGTTTTTCTGCCCATAGGATTTCTTGGAATCCATTTGACAACGGGGTCTGACATTCCAGCACCCCTCAGCTCTTCAATTAATATATTTTTTTTGCTCACCCTGCCCTCCATAATAATCTTTGTAGTAGTCTTCAAAAATTAATCTAAACTCTTCTAATGTTGGTACATCAATTTTATTTTTTTTTAAAAGTATTTTGTGATTGTGATAAGCGTCTCTGAGTTGCTTCTCAGTATATAAGATCATGTTTTAGGTGGAGATTTTTTGGTCTTTCCTTTTCCAGCCCATAGAACTTTTCTTGCCCAGTGGTTTGCCGAGAATTTATCGTCCTTGGTAAGCCCGCCACTTTTGTTTCTAATTCCAGCAGATCGTGCAAGATAGGACTTCCTAGCCTCAGAACTATAATTATGACCATAACCCTTGTGTCCAAAATTCACTACCTTTATTTCATTGCCCTTTTTTGCAAGAACAGTTTTCTTATAATTGCCTGAGCCACGGTATTGCATTGGTTTGTTAAAGCCGGGATATTTCTTACCCCTGTACTCTACTCCCCCTGAAACTCTTTTTGCGTCTTTAACCGTAGCCATTATTTTCTTTTCCTAGCCTTAGCTTTAGCTTTACTGCTTAAATCTTTGAAATGAAACAAAGGCTTGCTTGTTTTAGTATGGTTCTTGTTGGTATGCAACTTTCCGTTTGGCATCTTATGATAAGAGCCCTTCCAAACAGCCCCATCTTTTAAATAATGATTAACTCCAGCAGCCATTATTTTCTCCTTGCCCTAACTTTTTTCCAAAGATCGGCGTCAGCTTTCCTTGCTCCACCCTTACCTGATGCAAAAGACCTAGCTCTCGCAACCCCCCAAGATGTTGGGGTCTGTCCGGGTCTAGAGCCGCTTGAATAATAAGCACCCCTGCCTCTTTTAACAACCTGTTTTAAAATACCAACGGGGACGTTGTATTTTTTTGACATGTTCTTAAGAGTTGTGTCAGTACTACTTTTTCTTTTTGCTGGCATCTTTCGCTCTAGATTTCGCTAAGCGGTTCATTGAGGCTCTAGTAAGGCTTCCGGATTTATACTGCTGTTTAGCTTTCAGTATTTCTCTTTCTCGCTTCTTTCTTTTTTCCCCAGTTAAACCGGCTAAGTATTTTAATGGTACACCACTCTTAGTTTTTTTAACTTTCGGAAACTTCCTTTTTGTGGTTTTTGTTACCATTTATTTTAAACCTTAATTTTTTCTTTATACTCTTTTCTTGCTGCATTTAAGGTGCTTTTGTTTTGCACAATTAAACATGGCAATGGGGTCGAGTACTTGCCCTCATGTGGATATGAATAAAAAAATTCTAAATCTTTATAAACAGTCTCCAAATAATCAACAAGGTTTTTTAATAAACCAAGTGATACTTTATTATCGCCTATAAAAAGCAATGCATCAAATTTGTATGCATAGTTAATCCACGTCGGCTCGTTAAGTAAATTAAAAAAAGGAACAAGTTTTACCCTGTTCCTTTCAAAGGACTCAATGCTATGCGGACATACTGTCTTTATAGAATTGAAGTAGTCAGTCCAATCAACCTCTTGATTTTTTCTTTCCACCTTTTTTCTTTTTTCCTTTTCCTCTCATTCCCGGCATTTAGATCACCTCGCTTTTTTAAATATAGTTATTACTCTATGCTTCACCATGTCTTTCATTGAGTTCTCGGGCAACTCTTCCCAAGCCTTTTGTCTTTCCTCCCGAGATGGAAGGTTAGCAATAGTCTCGGGCAAAGACATTTGCATAGATAAAAGATAACACAACTTTTGAAAACCTAAAGTCAGATCAGACATATAAGCCAATCTTTCCTTGTGAGTTTTGAGTTTGCCAATTGCGTTAGCGTATCCTGCAACATCAATGTGCCCCATATCATTTCTATGTTTCATAAGTTTTTATAAGTCTAGCTGTATACCACTGAGATTTTTTTAGGTCCTCTTCTAGATTTTTATTTTCATACCTCCAAACATACTTCAGTATGTTCCCTTTGCAGTATCCCCTAAATGCGTCTTTTGTCATACTGGCTTCGATTGCATCAATGCACTCTATATCTCCAGTTCGATAATGGCTGGGATTTATATTGTCCTTTTGGTTCTTTTTAATTTTGGTTGTGTGCTCGTCATGCATTGCTAAATAGCTCATTGTTCCTCCTTATTTTTTTTATAATAAACCTCAATAAAACTTTCACAACTTGGGCAGCTTAAATTTGAGACCATAGAAAAATTATTTTCTCTTTCCTCGATATCATGATCTCCACCCCAAATTAATTCTGTATTACAGTGATAACATTTCATAAACGCTCCTTGGTTTTAATTAATAAACTTTCTTGGCTTCCATATCTTTTTTCAAACTCATGTAAGTATGGGTGGCGGGAGACGTACATATCATTGTTTACTCCCTCCCTATGATGTCTAAAACATAAAGGTATTGTGTTTAAATGTGCTCCGGGTTTTGTTTTGCCATCAATGTGATGTACTTCAGCTGGGCTAAAGGTATCAAACTGATCCCAACAAACTATGCAACCCATGGTTGCAATTGCATCCATCCAGTCTCTCTCTTCTTTGTTTGGTGCCTTACCTTTAAGCACCATACCTAGATCTCTCCATTCTTAGGTTAGCCATCTTAGTACGCCACTCCTCGAACTGCATATCAACCGCAGCCTTCTCTGTCTGTAATGCATCAAGACTAGCCTTGGCTGCTGCTACTCCCATTGATGCTGTGTAGTAATCCTCTGAGGCTTCGGCTTTAGATTTCTGTGCGTTGTAACTTCTTTCCCCGTCGTCCTTGGCTATGCATAACTGAATCCAAAAAACTTTTTTAAGATTAGCTTCTGCTTTGAGTACGTTAATTCTTGTTTCTTGGATCTTAGGAATGATGTCCCTAAGCATTTGATGAAAGTTTTCTTCTTGATTCATATTTGCTCGTATAGGTCTTTAACTTTATTGCTGCCCCCAAATATCTCATCTAACGTAGAAGAGAACTTTGAGATCTCGCCTTGGAATGATAAACCAAAGGTGCCAATATCTCCTAGTCTATTTTTTCTAAATATAATTTCTGATGATGTATCACTTGGGTTGTCCGTGTAGTAACCATCCCGGTAAAGCATGGCTACCATATCTGCGTCTTGTTCAATGGAGCCCGAGTCTCTTAGATCCGAAAGGACCGGACGTTTATCGGTTCTACCCTCAACACCACGGTTTAATTGAGACAAAGCAATTATTGGGCACGAAACTTGTTTCGCCAGCCCCTTCAGAAGATTGGAAATGTAAGTCATAGATGCGGCTCTTGAATCGCTATTGGTTGGAGCCTTGGATGATGTCATAAGAAGTTGCAAATAATCTACCACTATCAGATCTATTTTTTTAGATACAGCCAGCGAGTTGGTTTTGTTAATCAATGTTTCTATGGTTACTGGTGCGTTGTCAAAAAGATAAAGATTGGTTTCGTTAATCATCTGCATCGCATCAACAAACTTTTTAGTTTGATTTTGATCCATCTTATTTTTTAAAATATTATCCATAGGTACTTCTGAGATTGAGCTTATTATTTTTTTAAGCAGCTGCTCGTTGGTCATCTCCAAACTAAACACAAGCACGTTCTTGCCAGCCAGTGCATTGTTGGTTGCAACATTCATTGCGAAAGTAGTTTTACCCATGGCAGGTCTTCCAGCTACAACAATAAGATCTCCGGGTTTAAATCCATGGATCTTGTTATCTACGTTGGTGAATCCTGTTTTGATTGTTGTTTTACTTTCCCCCGATTGAGACAGCTCATCCATAATATTGACAGATATATCTTTAGCTAACTTGGGGATGCCAAAGTTTTTGGTGATCTTATTTTCCATAAGCTTGGCATTGACTCGATCTATCTTCTCTTCAATGGTTCCGTCCTCATGCACAATCTTTGGTATCTCGTCTCCAAGATTATTTAATTTTCTATGTGCTGATTTAACTAACAGAAGAGTAAGCCAGTGAGTAAAAGAAGCTGAAGATATAAAACCAAGAACCTCTTCTTTAATTTCCTGTGCCTGCATTTCATTATCCATCGCAGAAGATATGCTTACATAATCATTTACATTGCTTGTAAACATAATGCTGTAAGCTTTTTTAAATGCTGGGTGCACAAAGTCATCAGGTGCTATGCCTTTGTCTTGTGCTTTTTCAAAGCACCATCTTTCCATGATCATGGCAGCTATGATGTTTCCTTCTAGTTCTTTATCAAAAATTTTCTTATCCATGTTTCCTCTCTATAATTGAATTAAATTGTGTTGGTGATAATAGGGTCCTGCAGTCTGGCTTGTTTTTCATAAGACCATCTAATCTGTTCCTGTAGTACTTTGAGTTGTTTGCTATGTCAAAATAAGATTCCCAAAACTCTTCTGTTGTTAGATCTAATTTTTTTCCCGTCTTCGGTGAAACCAATCCTTTTCTTGCTAATTGCTTTAGTTCGTTCCACCTGTTTCTAATAAGATATGAGTTTGCAGAATGTGTAAAATATTTTTTATCACACCTATCTTTATATATCTCATAAATTTTTTCGTAATCTAATATATATACTTGTTTAGTATAATCTTTAGTATTGTGTATCTTTGGGAGACCCCCCTGTGTTTCTGAGACACCCCCCCCACTAAAAGTTAGGGTATATAAATTTGATGTATCATTTCTATTTACCCAGTCTATATATCCATGATCCTTTAACTTGTTTAAGTTTTTAATTACTGCACTTCTACTTAGGCAACTTATTTTCATTAACCTTCCGTGAGATGGATAGGCTTGACCAAACTCATCTGAGTAATTAGCAATGATAAATAAAATAAGTTTTTGGGTCGGGCTGATGCCCTCTAGTTGTACAACTTCTGTGATGTGTTTTAACGACATATAACCTCCTTTGATGAGTAGAATAATTCTGTTGTATTCTTTTGTCAATTAATTTACAATGTATCTTAAGAAACGGAGGTATCAATGTCAGAAAATAGTAAAATATTTAATGCTCTTGCAAACATACAAGAGTACTTATTAGAAAACCCAATCGAGAAATCTAAATACAATAGCTTCTCAAAATATAACTACAGAGGTATAGACGATGTCTATGCGTCGCTCGCTAAACCCTTGGCGATGAACAAGGTAACCACAAACTTCTTGCCCGATCTAAAGGTAAGAACAAGACTGTCCGAGGATGGTAAAACGTCATACTCTTTATTGAAAGGAACCTTAAGATTTTTATCTTTAGAAGATGGCTCTTATGTCGATACAGCATACGTTGGACAAAGCAAGTCAACTCAAGGCAGAGACTTAGAGGCTGCAAAATCTTTTGCATATCGTGATGCACTGATTCAATTTTTCTGCGTACCATTTGAGCAAACAGTAGAACCGGAAATGGTTGGCGATGAGGGCGAGCCGGAAGAGGAAAAAATATTTGACATGTTTGTTAGTGAAATATCAAAGGTCACAGATAAAACACAACAAGAAAAAATATTTAGAAACTACGATAAGGTTGCAACACTTGCTGGAGATAA